CGCCCATCGGACTGCTACCGATGCGCAAGCGTCCACCCTTCGACAGGATCGGGAGCGCCGCGGTGTAAATCTGCTTGTCGCGTTGGACGTGGGCGAACTCGTCCAGGTAGATGTTTGAGCGCGCCCTACCGCGGGGAGGCCTTGCCGGTAGGCTCGACAATCGCGCACCGCTGGCAAACTCAATGCCAAGCTCGTTGTCACGAATGAGCTTGACGCGCCCGCGAATGTCTGGGCGCATAGCGTCAAAGATTTGCCGCGCATAGCGGATTTTCTCTTTGGCCTCGTCCTGGTTGATCGACACGAAGATGCTGTCGCGCTCATACAGCAAAGCCTCCGCGACCGCTTCGGCTGCCGTGAGCCATGACCATGCAATTTGTCGCGCCTTGTCCTCGATGCGAAAGGTTGAGTCGTCGCACAAGTGCGCAAGCTGGAAGTACTCCCAGCGCGCGCCCGGTACGCCGGTGGCTTGCTCCAAGTTGACGGTATCTAGCAGGAATTGACAGCGTTCGGTTTGTCTCATTCATCGGGGGTTTCGTCGTCAAACGTTGCCAGGGTGTTCGCCGCCTCAGCTTGGCGCGCCGTTGCTTCTTTGCGCCATTCGTCGGGTGTCCAGTTTATGATGTCTTGCGGGTCCACGGATTGCGGCACCTTCCCAAACCCGCGCTCCACAAAATCCGCTTGATGCTTCGGGTCTTGCGCCCACTGCAACAGGATCGCCTCGATCTTCGTCACAGGCTTGCCGTCTTGCCCGATGACAGGCGCGCCGTTCTTCTTCAGCGCAGGCTCGTGCGCGATGCGGCGCGCAAGCGCGGAGAGGCTCGCGGCAGTCGCGGGTCTGCCGTCACGATTGATGCGCTTATCCCCTTTCTTGAACGGCTTAAGGTTCTGCGGGTTAGGTGGCATGGTCCATTGTAACTCCACTGTTTACGGCGACAAGCTCAGGCGTGCCGTTCAGCACTTCGCGCCGAACGTGCAAGGCAATGGCGCGCATGAAAAGCGGGGGTACGCTGTTGCCGATGCGGTTGTAAGCAGCTTGTAAGTTTCCAATCATGACAAAATCAGACGGAAACGATGATAGACGTTTTAACTCTGGTCGCGTCAAGTAGCGCAACTCGCTAAAGTGACATAGTGATGCCTCGCTATATCCTCCCGTTTTAGGAATAGTTTGTGACGGTCGATCTATTGGGATTCTTGCAGCATTAAAGAAGCTGCCTCGCGGGTGATACTTTGATGCTTGCTCGCCTGGTCTACATTTGGCAATCCATTTGCCAACTTCATATTTTTGCAATCCGATTGCTTGTTGCATTGTGTCATCTTGCAAGACGTTCTGAATAGCAGTAGATGCCACAATTTGCCTACTCTGCGCCTTCGGGTGACTTGGCGCAATCCCCAAATCCTCACGCACGCCGATAAAGATCATGCGCTCCCTAGACTGTGGCACGCCGAACCACATCGCATTAAGCAGGCGCGCCGAGACGACATAGCCGCTCGCTTTCAACTCGCGCAGGCTGTCAAGAATCTCGGCCTATCCTTTGAAGTCCCACGCATTGAAAAGTTTATCTCTGAATTATCTAAAGCATCTGGCGTTACAGATGATGAGCTTCGCCCATCGATGCAGAAGTTATTACAGACCACTGGATCAGTTGCTAAGTCTCAAGAATTACTTACTCAAGCCCTAGACATCTCACGAGGCTCTGGCGTCAAATATGAGACAGTCGTGGAGGATTTAACTCGCGCTTATACAGGACAGACTCGTGGACTCGTTAAGTACAAGTTAGGCGTAACTCAAGCCGAGCTTAAGACCATGAGCTTTGCAGATGTACAAGAAAGACTCGGCAAGCAATTCTCTGGCGCCAATGCTGCTTACCTTGAGACCTACGCTGGCAAGATGGGGATCTTATCTACAGCAGCAGGTGAAGCAACAGAGATCATCGGCAAAGGTCTAGTAGATTCTTTGAGCATTCTCGCAGGCGACGGCAACACAGTTCAGCCATTAGCAGACTCAATGGAGATGCTGGCAACTGAGATCAGTTCTGTTATTACAGGCTTAGCGGAAATGATTGCATACTTCAAAGAATTGCCGGGGATGGATTTCTATCTAAAAAACATCTTCCCTAAGCTAGTTGAAAATAGTGATCTTGGCCGATTGAAAAAATTTATCGACTCTTTTAACAAGGAAACTAGCAAAGGCGCAGGCCGAATGTTCGCAGGCGGTTCTGGCGGTGCTGGCTTCAACATTGAAGAAGAGCGCACTAGACGTAGGATAGAAGCCGAAGCCGCAAAGCGTGCTAAGGAATTAGCAGCACTCCAGAAGAAGACTCTCGAAACACAGAAGAAGTCTCTAGCCTTACAGAAGGCTTCTAAGACTCTTAACCTAGAGGCTATTGGTATTGAGGCAGCCCTGAAGGGCAAGATCAGCGAGACAGATCGCATTTCCTTGCTCTTGCAAAAGGCTATCCTTGAAGGTAATGCAACCCTAGCCACACAGTTATCTGATCAATTAGAAGCTGCAACTCAGCGACAGAATGAGCTGCGTGCCCTTCTACTGACCACGCCAGAGGCTCCTAATCCTTACCGTAACTGGACGCTACCGATGGACTTGCTTAACTACACAGCCTCATCCCTTGGCGTATCTGTAGCACAATTACAGAATGCGCCTGTCGCTCCATCCTCTAGCTTCTCGGATGCAGAGATGGAATTGATGTCTGCTGTAAATAGATTCCAAGGGGCTAATGCTCAAGCCATTAACGTCGAGGTCTATCTTGATGGCGATGTAGTAGGCGGCGCAGTTACCAATTCACAGATTAACAGTTCACTATCTGGATCATTTAATCAAGTTAATCGCTCTGGATTCAAGGGCGCAGTAGCGACACAATGACGCTCCCTGCCACCATCTCGGTATCATTCGACTTTAGCCAAGGTGCTACATTCGGCCTTGGCTTCGTTATTGGCGACGATAAATACGGAGTAATTGGCACAAGCGCATTCGGTGATTCAGCCGTACTTGATCCAGTAGTCGATCTAAGCAGCGTCACTCGATCGATCAAGATCAGTCGTGGACGCAATATCATGAGAGACACTTACGAGTCTGGCAACTGCACAGTTCGAGTCTTAGACCCTGACTCATACTTTAACCCTCAAAATGCGGCCTCACCCTATTTCGGCTATCTCACTCCACTACGCAAGATCCGAGTAGCTGCTACAACTGCTACGGCGCAGGAGTTCCTATTTTCTGGATACGTTGACACATACAAGTATTACTATCCAACAGGGCAGGAAATTGGGTACGTCGATATCGTCTGCTCGGATGCCTTTAGACTCTTTCAGATGGCTAACGTGGCAACCGTTACAGGGGCAACCGCTGGCCAGACCACTGGCACTCGTATCACAAAGATCCTTGATCAAGTCTCATTCCCTACATCTATGCGTATTACCGACACAGGGTCAACTACAGTCCAAGCAGATCCGGCAACGGCTCGCACAGCCCTTGCAGCCCTCAAGGCGGCAGAGTTCGCAGAGCAAGGTGCATTCTTCATGTTGCCAAATGGCACGGCTGAGTTTAAGGATCGCGCAGATGTAGTGGCATCTCTAGCGGCTACTCCAATTGAGTTTAACCAGACAACAGGCATTCCCTACTCAGACCTGAAGTACGCCTTCGATGACAAACTCATCGTAAATCAAGCCAGCATGACACGCATAGGCGGCACAGCACAGACTTCTGTCAACACAGATTCATCCGCTAAGTATTTCCCTCATGGCACTACTGTCACAGACATGATCCCTGAAACGGATGCTCAAGTCTTAGACATTGCCAAAATATATGTCGCTAGCCGTGCAGAGACAACAATCAGAATAGATCAGCTTCAAGTCGATCTACTTGATCCAGCAGTACCGACTGACACGATGATTGGCTTAGATTATTTTGACAACGTCAAGATTACTAACGTGCAGCCAGACGGCTCGACAATCGTTAAGACCTTGCAGGTGCAAGGCTTGGCGTGGGATATAACCCCTAACAGCATGAAATGCACAGTGACAACACTTGAGCCCATCGTGGAAGGTTTCATTATAGGATCTGCCACGTCGGGTATAATAGGCACGTCCATATTAGGATACTAGGAGATAAACAATGGCAGCAGGTTTAGGCTTTAAAGAATTTACAACAGGGGACGTGCTAACTGCCGCCGACGCAAATGGCTATTTAGCCTCTCAGGTGGTCATGGTCTTCGCTGACGCGGCAGCCCGTACCTCAGCCATCACCTCACCACAGGAAGGAATGATCTCCTACCTTAAGGATACTAACTCAACCCAGTATTACTCAGGCTCCGCTTGGGTCGCTATTGGAGGAGGGGGCGGTAAAGTCTTACAGGTAGTTTCAGCTAATACTTCTACAGATTACACAAATAACACTTCAACTTATGGTGACACAGGTTTAACGGCAACTATTACCCCTAGCGCAACAAGTAGCAATGTTTTAGTATTTGTCACCCAAGGAATCTATAACAATAAAGCCAGCTCTGGCCAATCTGGATCTAAATTGAAACTCTTAAGGGGAGCAACTACTATCCGTGAAAATGCTTATGCCAGTTTAGTCTCCTCTGCCGCTGGTGCCTCTGAATTGATGTCATACACGCAAATGTATGTTCTAGATAGTCCTTCGACAACATCTGCAACAACTTACAAAACCCAAGGTGCCTCTGTAGCGGGAAATTCTTCGTTCAACTGGGGCGGAAATATGAATTCTACAATCGTACTTATGGAAATCGGTGCATGATGAAAAACTATCTTTTATTGGCGATTGAAAATTTAACTAATAACGCTGGTTTTATGATTTGGGATAATGATTATTCAACTATTGAATGGGTTGATTTTAAGGGTACTGTACCGACACAGGATGAAATCAATTTAGAAATTGAAAGAATTAAATTGAGTGAAGTTACTGAGGCACACACAAAGGCCGAAGCTAAGGCTGCACTCCTTGAGCGTCTAGGTATAACAGCCGATGAAGCGGCTCTTCTACTTGGATGAAGCCTAGACTCTCAAAGTCTGCTATTCAATTAAGAGAGCAGATAGATGATGCATTCCCAGATAGAGATAGAACTTCGGACGGCTGGATCGGTGACACAAGACACGCTGCTCGCAAGTCTGATCATAATCCAGATGCACAGGGATGGGTTCGTGCCATCGATGTTGACCGCGACCTTAACGGCAAAGGCCGGAAGCCCGATGTCATGCCTGACTTGGTCGATCAGATTCGACTCGCTGCAAAGTCTGGCGATAAGAGAATTAGTTACATCATCTTCGACGGCAAGATCGCCTCAGCTAAGAAGGCTTGGGCTTGGCGTCCTTATGATGGGATCAATAAGCATAATCATCACGCGCATATCAGCTTCACTATCAAGGGCGACGAAGACTCTCAATTCTTTACTATACCGATGATAGG